ATCAGAATTAAGTGCAGCTTTTAACGCTTCTTTTTCTGCATTCTTTTGTTCTTTTAGGGCATTGTAATCCTTTGGTTTTTCGATGCCAAAAGTGTCATACAAATAATCATCGTCGATGGGTAAGCCCATATTACTGCACTTCTGAACGATGTCGATTTGTTGTGCTACATCTATTTTGTCTTTTTTCGCATAGACGAACTCTCCACCATCAGTGTTAAAACCAAGTGCGTTGAAGAGGTCTTTCATTTGATAGTTGAGAATATCCAAAATAAACTCTCTATCATCTGCGTTCATTTCGTCTTCTTCTTCCTTGTGAACAGTGCCTAGTGCTTGAGTTCCAGAACTTCCAACGTCTGTTGTTAGGGTGTTTCCTAAAATGCGAATAGACATTTTGCCATCCCAGTACTCTGCAAAGGTTTTGTAGAGTTCACTTGAACCTGTCTTATTACCTGCTTCAATTAGCGTTAAATCGCTATCTTTTGGATGAATGTATACAGCGTTTGAGCCTTGACGTCTTGCGTCTTGAATAAGCCTTCTTCTTGCTTCTTCATCGCCTGCATCGTAGGTGTATTCACGAATTGGCATACCGAAGATGTTGCAGAAACGAGCCCAGTCTCCCATGTTTCCTTTTTTGTAAAGCACTGCAGGTAGGATTTCTGCAAATATACCTAATCCCCTTTCGCTACCTATAAAAAGCATGTTCTGGAAGTTCTCAATGGGCAAACCATCCATGTCGCCTTGAAAGCGAAGTAGTTTCCTTTTAATTGGATCATAGTGCTTTCTATTAATGCTTTCAAAGTGGATGTTTTGGTCTTCACCTATATATAGTTGAAGTAGCGTAAAACCCCAGAACTCCGATAATATAAGTTCTTTTCTTAACTCTTTAAACCATGGTGAGCGCAGCTGTTTATTGATTACATCATCTGGCTTTCCATTGCGCTGAAACTCAATTGGAATCTGTGTGACGCCACGCAAGCGTTTAGCCATGACACCTGAAAGATGCAAATCGAACGCTGCACTCTCGTACATGTCATATAATCTTACACGATTTGAATAATCAATGCTTTTAGCAGCATTAATAGAATTCATGTAAGTTTCAAGGTTAAAGTGAAATAGTTCTGGCATTTGTAGAACTACATCAGGCTGTCTTAAGCCTGGTTGTGATACGTAACCACCTTGTACAATTTTGTTTTTATTCTTTTTCATAACTGATTAATCAAATACTGGTCTAACTTCTTCGCTTTTAATTTGCCAATTCGAGTTGTCTGAAATTGCATCAGAAGGTAGCAACGGTGCTCCTTCAACTGTGATGTCGCCTTTCATAACACCCTTAAGCCACGTTGTTGCACGTTCGTATCTGTCTTCCCTAATTTTAGACATCTTGTAGGGGTTATGTTGGCAAAAAATATGGTAAATCGCAATATCTAACGCAAACATCAAGATGAGAGGATGTCTCTCTTCTCCAGTCTGTGAAAAAATTGCCTGGCAATCATATTTTTTATTGAGGTAGCTTTTCATTTCAGAGATAGCTCTGTCCTCACAAATCTCTATTATTTGTGGATCATAATCAGACGTGCCTTGTCTTAAAAGGCTGTCGAGAATTTCACGATGAATCGAAGCATCGTAATCTTCAAGTGATATAAAGTTCTGCATAACTTAAAATGTATAAGGGTTGTTTTCGTTTAATTCATTATAGCCAATTGTATAAACTGGTTCGAGCTCATTTGTCTTGGTGTCTGTCATCGTTACACCACCCTCGACGGCATCGCATCCATCGGCAGGATAAGGAAGTGAAAGTTCGAAGAGTTTAAATTGATTGATAAGCTCTTGCATGTGAGGATTGTCCTTTTCTTCTTCATTGAAGATGATATTTCCTAGCCTATCTAAAGGCTCAAGATTAGCCTCTATACGTGTTGCTTTGTCTGTTTTCTTTCGTGTGTCTTCACGAATAAATAATTGTGTTTTGCGCTTTGCACATTCATCACGAAGTAGCGGTTTAAAAACCTGTTGATAAAATGGGTCTTGCAATTTGTTATTTTCGATATACCAATACACGTTGGTCTTCTTTGCAACGTACTTATCGACTTCGAAATACCAGCCTATAAAGTTGGCATTCGTTTCGTGTGCTAAAAATCCTTTTATAACATAGTACACGCCTTTTAACTTTCCAATAAGCCACAAGGCTTTGGTAGAACTTCCTTTCTTCTTTGAATCAGAATAGGCAGGGTCGCCATATCCAATAAGGAATTGAAACTTATTTAATGGTGGTACTTTGCCATATGTAAGATTCTTGAAAATCTTTCCTTCTGATACAGGGTTGTTAAAATACTCGCCCTGTTGCGCTTTTGCGCTAATCTTTGATAGCGTTCTATCTATCTGCTCTTCTGTATTCTTTGCAGGCCATGTACTTTTGCCGTTTTTGTCACGAATATTCACGACATCCCAACTATTTGCAAGTTTGCCTGCACGTGTAATACAACAGTCTTTAGCGATGATGTTACCACACCATATAACCAATGTAGGTTCTGAAATAGAGCGTGTAGGGTAAAGTGCTTTTTCCACCCAATCCCACTTTTTATTCAGTGTTACAGGATTTCTGCAATCCTCGTCGGTGTCGTAGTCATCCATGTAAATGACGTCTGGTCGAATAGCCTCGTTACGCATACCACGAGGCGCAGAACCAGCACCAATGGCAATGAATTTAGCACCGCAAGTACAAGTGAATTCTCTATCAGTCCATTGACCCAATACTGGTTGCTTTCCATAAAACTGCTGTATGCGAGGGTTGTTTTCAAAGTTAATTCTGTAAGGCGTCAACAAACGCACTGCTGCATCAATTGTAGCGGATGCAAGTGCAACGAACTTCTTGCGCTTAGTTAATGTGAGGTACATTAATACGAACATCACAACAGTTGACTTTGCTAGCTCTCTTGACCAGGAAAGAACTTCGTACCATTCGTCATTCTCAATAAGTCGTTTAATTGCTTTAATATGGAAAGGCGCAAACTCATACTTTGCGTAACTTGGAAAGAAGTATTTTATCCACTCCACTGGATCTTTCTCTAACCTCTCACGCATTTTATCAATGTCATAGCGAGATAGAGATTCGTCGATGTCTATATTTTTTGCAAGTCCTTTATTGTACTTCTCCCATATAGCAAGGGCTTGCTTATCAGTCCATTTTACCATATTTATTTTTTGTTATTTGCCTGGTCTTTAATGAAAGCGTCGAACAAGTTATTGAACTCTTTTGCTTTGTCAATGTCGATAGGTCTTAGCCACGAAAGAAATCGCATCGCAACGGACACGCAGTCTGGAACACCGATATCGGATTCCAGTTTCTTGATAGCACCTGCAATCTTCGCAAGTGCATCTGCTTCTTGTGTTGTAGCAAATCGTTCACCTGGTGGTCGTGAACTAATGTTGTTATTGATTTCAACAATTTGATAACTCCATTGCGAAATGATTTGCTCTGGTGTAATTGTCTTTGAAGCCTTTATTTCCTGCCACTTTCCTTTTTCTGCCCATCTTGCAATCGTTTGTCTTGTCGTTCCAACTTTCTCAGCGATTTCTTCCTGTGTATAATTACCATCGAGATATAGCGATTGCGCAATACTTTTTTTATTTAAACTGTTGTCCTTTGCCATTGTAAGTCTTTTAATAATGTGTAGTGCAAAGTTCATATATTTTTTACTGAAATAAAAACGCTTTATTTATTGTATGTATTTGATTTGCAATGATATACAAACGTGGTGCAACCATGTAAAAGCCGTTTTTTTTATCGAAAAGTGCTCTTTATATTTGCAAAAAATTTACAAACGAAAATGGCAAATAGTAGCATTTTTAACACCATCCCAGGTGATGGAGAAGTCGCAATTCTTTTGTATGGAAATGTCGGTGCAAATCAGCAAGTCGACTCAGAGAGAGTAGTATCAGAATTACTCGCTTTAGAAAAGATGTACAATAAAATTGATGTGCGCATCAACAGTACTGGTGGCGATGTCTTTTCAGGAATGGCAATCTTCAACGCACTTAGAAACAGCAAGGCTAATATAACAATGTATATAGATGGTGTTGCAGCAAGTATTGCAGGCATCATTGCTTTGTGTGGAAAGCCTCTTTATATGTCACCTTACGCTAAATTGATGCTTCACGCTGTTAGTGCTGGTGCTTATGGTAAAGCATCAGAACTTCGAGAAACTGCAACCCTAGTTGAAAGTTTACAGAATGATCTTGCATCAATGATTGCAGGACGTTTAGGACAAAACAAAGAAGAGATTGTGGCTAAATACTTTGATGAGAAGGACCACTGGATTAGCGCAAAAGAAGCTTTAGAAATGAAGCTAATAGATGGCATTTACGATATGAAAGGTGAAGATGTGAAAGCATCTACAACCGAGGAAATATACAATTACTTTAACAACAGGCTTGAGCAGCCTTTAAATGACAATAAAATGACATTAAAAGATCACTTAAAGAGCGTTGCATCATTTGCAAATTTGGCAGATGACAACGCAATTTTAGCTCATATCAATGAGCTAGAGAATGCAGCAACTAAAGTTGAAGCACTAGAGAAAGCAGTTGATACTTACAAAGAGAAGCTAGCTGCTTTGGAGCAGAAAGAAATTACATCTTTCATAGACAAAGCTATTGCTGAAGGTAAAATTACCAACGAGCAAAAAGAAAGCTTTACAAACCTCATGAACAGCGATAGAAAAAATACAGAAGCATTGATTAACTCAATGAAACCAAATCCTTTCGTAAAGGCTTCTTCTGTGTTTGCTCCTGAGAACAAGGGTGCAGAAAACATCGCTAATAAGACTTGGGACGAACTCGACCAGGCAGGCGAGCTTGCGACCCTTCGTGCTGCTTCTTTTGAAACTTTCAAAGCGAAGTATAAAGAGAAGTTTGGAATTGATTATAAGGAGTAATCCTCTGTAATACATCTCACCTACATTTACTTATTATTTACTTATTTATTGGTTTAAATTAAAACAAAATTACAATGGCATTAAACAAGGAAATTTGGCAGCAGTCTTTGGTGGAGAACTTCTATCCATCGAACTCATTTGCTGAAAAATCAGTAGACGATTCAGTTTACGTTTCAAACCACAAGGTGCATATCCCCAATGCAGGTGCTCCTTCTGGTGTTAAGAAGAATCGCCAAACCAAGCCTGCATCTGTGAATCAACGCACAGATAACGACTTAGAATACGTAATCGACGAACTAACAACTGATCCAATCTATATTCCAAATATAGACACAGTTGAGTTGTCTTACGATAAGCGCAATAGCATCTTGCAAAACGATAAGTCGCAACTTCAAGAGGTTGCACACGTGAACTTGCTTGAGCGTTGGGGTAAACTTGTTCCAAAGGAGCAGGTAATTCTTACAACGGGCACAAAAGAAAGAGACGCTCACACTTCTGCAACTTCAATTGGTAAGCGCAAGCGCATCTGCAAAGAAGATGTTATCAATTTGATGACAAAATTTGATGCAGACAACATCCCTGAAGGTGATCGTTACTTGCTCTTAGATGCACACATGTACGCTGATTTGCTTGCAGATTTAGCAGATACAGATAAGTGGGCTTTCACCAATTCTGCAGATGTTCAACGAGGTATTCTTGGTAACCTTTACGGCTTCAACATTATGAAGCGTTCAAAGGTTCTTCGTGTGAAAAATGACAAGACTTTGATTCCTTGGGATGAAGCTGGAGAAGCAGGCGAATTAGCAGCAGCACTTGCATGGCACAAACTTTCAGTTTCACGTGCAATGGGTGAAGTGAAGATGTTCGATTCAGAGAACAACCCACTTTACTATGGTGACATCTACTCATTCTTGCTTCGTACTGGTGGTTCAGTTCGCAGATACGACAAGAAAGGTATTTACTTGCTAGCTGAAGCTGCGAAATAAAAGGAGGTTTGAGTATGTTACCTAGAATTAAAATTCAATTTCTTAATGGTCAACTAGGCATCGTCGGGGATTCACCCGACGGCTTATTTGCCCTCGTTTGCGCAGCTGTAGCAGTTGCAGAGACTTTCAAACTTGACACTTCATATAGCATTCATTCGCTAGGTGATTTGAAAAAGTTAGGCGTTACATCGGAAAACAATCCACGCTTATTTAAGCATGTTGCAGACTTCTATAATGAAGTACCAGAAGGCACAAAGGTGATTGTATTTGGCGTGGACAAAACAAAAACATTCACCGAGCTTTGCGACAAAGAAAGCGGTGTAATTAGAGAATTGATCACCTCTGAAAATGGTGCACTTCGTGGCATCTTTGTAGCTGGAGATGGTCGAGAAGCAACAGCTACAACACAAGGTCTTGATGAAGATGTTTTTACAGCTTTACCAAAGGCGCAGCAACTTGCAGAGTGGGCAACCGAGAGTCTTTTTGCGCCTCTTTTCGTTGTTCTTGAAGGTCGTGGATTCAAAGGTACAAAACCTAAATCTTTGCGCAAAGAGAAGTACAATCGTGTAGCAGTTCTTATTGGTGATACCATTGCTTCTTCTGAAGGTGCTGCCATTGGAACTCTAGCTGGAAAATTAGCTATCATTCCAGTTCAACGCAACGTTGGACGTGTGAAAGATGGTTCTTTGTTTCCTCTAGAGATGTTCTTAGGTGAAAACACCATTGAGGAATCATTCAGTCTTGTTTCTGATTTGTACGACGCTGGCTACATCACTCCACGCAAGTATGTAGGAAAAAGTGGTTACTACTTCGTTGATGATCAGATGGCTTGCGAGCAAACAGATGATTATTCGCACTTGACTGCACGCAGAACCATTGATAAGGCTTATCGCATTGCATACAATGCACTTCTTAACTTCATGTTAGATGAGCTCACAGTGAATGAAGATGGAACTTTGCATCAAGGTATTGTGATGGCTTGGCAGCAAGAGATTGAAAATGCTATCAATCGGGCAATGACTGCAGCAGGCGAACTGTCTGCAACAGAAGCAGGCGAAGGTTGTAAGGCTTTCATTGATGCTTCGCAGAATGTTCTTGCTACAAGTAAGATTAATGTGACTATCAAGGTTAGACCATTTGGTTATTCACGCTTTATCGACGTGAACCTAGGCTTCTTAGTTGAAGAAAGTGGAAAGGCAAAAGGTCAAAAGTAAAATAATGCAAGGGAGATTAAGTTCTACCTTGCTATAAAACTTAAAAAGATATGTTTAATTCAAGAGAATACGAATGGGCAGACATCGCCGTTGTAATGGGTGGACGCAACATTACTGGCTTGCGTGGCATCAAGTACAATATTAAGCGTGAAAAGGAATTGCTTCATGCGAAAGGTAATAAACCACACTCTGTACAGCGTGGAAACTACGATTACAGCGGTGAAATTAGCCTTGTGCAAAGTGAGTATTTGGCACTGCGTGAAGCTGCTAAAGGTGATATTTTGAACACGTCGATAGACATCGTCGTTGCTTATGGCGACCCCTCGAAAGGTGATGCGATGACAACAGACATTCTTATCGGTGTTGAGTTCACAGAAGATAATACAGAGTGGAAGCAAGGTGACAAGAACCTTGAAAAGGCTATTCCATTCATTTTTTTAAACAAAAAACAAGCGTAAAAGATGAAGTTTACAAAAGAGCAAATTAAAGAGTGGAAAGCTAGACATGGTGAGCTTTTTGAAATCACAGTAGAAGATAAGAGTTGCATTCTGCATCGTCCAACACGTAAGGATTTATCTTATGCTTCAGCTGTCAAAGATCCTATTAAGATGAGCGAAGTAATGCTGAATGCCTTATGGGTTGATGGCGATGAGGAAATCAAAGAGGATGACTCATTGTTCTTGGCAGCAATTCAAAAAATGCAAGAAATCTTGGAGGTGAAAGAGGCTGAAATAAAAAAGCTCTAGAAGATGCTGAGGTAGATACTTCAGACGGTGTAGATATTCTCTTTTGGGACACCGTACTCCGCTATTACCTTTCAATAGAACCCAACGAAATGCCCGACGAAGTCTGGGCGCAAACGATAAAAAATCTGAGTGAAATAAGAAAGCTAGAAAAGGATGGATAATGCTTTAAAATTTTTAATAAAGATAACCGCAACGCCAGGTAACACTTTGGCGACTGCTCGTCTTTGCAAGGATCAGCTTGATAGTATAAAATTAAAGTCTTTAGAGGCAAAAAACGCTCTCAAAGATACATTTAATTTTAGTTCTTTCAAGTCTGGTTTAATGAGCATTCCAGGTATGGCTTTTTTAATGAATCCTACAACGCTCATCGGTGCTGGTATCGGTGCTGTTTCACGACTTGGAGCACAAGCCGAGAGCACCGCTGTAGCGTTTAAAACGCTTGTAGGAGATGAAAGTAAAGCAGGTGAAATGCTTAAAGAAATAGGCGACTTTGCAAACCACTCTCCATTCGGCAAAATGGAACTCGTCGAGGGGGCGCAGCAGATGCTTAACTTTGGAGTTTCAACTGAAAAGGTTTTGCCACTGATGAAGCAGTTAGGTGATATTTCAGGTGGCAATAAAGATAAGTTTGCTTCTCTTTCACTTGTGATGGGTCAAGTTTCATCTACAGGTTATCTAATGGGTCAAGATTTATTGCAGTTCATTAATGCAGGATTTAACCCCATTCAGGAGCTTTCGACGATGACTGGCAAGTCAGTTTCGGACCTTAAGGATATGATGTCTAAAGGACAAATCACTGCAGAGAATGTGGCACAGGCAATTGCGCATGCTACAGGCGAAGGTGGTAAGTTCCACGGCATGATGGAGGCTAAAAGCCAAACACTCGAAGGTAAACTTTCAACTCTTCAAGATACAGTAGTAACCAGTGCAGAGGAACTTGCAAAAGGTATAAACAGCCCTATAGGTGAAGTAGTTGATCAAATAACAGCTATCATTCCAACTATCGCAAATGGATTGCAAATGGTCTTCTCAGCTCTTGGGGCATGCATCAAGTTTGTTATGAAGTTCAAAACAGAATTAGCAATCCTGGGTGGCGTTGTAGTCGCTATCTTCACCATGTGGAAAATCTACAATGCAGCGTTAGCAGCTTATTTGGTTATTTCAAAACTTTGCCAGGCAGCAACTGTTATTTGGACTACAGTTCAATGGGCGTTAAACGCAGCCATGACAGCGAACCCTATAGGATTTGTTATTACTGCAGTTGTCGCACTTGTAGCAGCCATTGGATATGCCTGGGTAAAATTTGCAGGGTTTAGAGCCTTCTTAATTACCATGTGGGACACCATAAAGCAATTTGGAAATATCCTAAAAGACTTCTTGATTGATAGAATAACCGACTTGGTAAAAGGCTTAGGTAGCGTTGCGACGTCACTTTATAAGTTGTTTAAAGGTGATTTCAAAGGTGCTGCAGATTCATTCACTGATGGTATTAAACAAATAAGCGGTTATAACGCTTTCAAAAAAGCCTACATTTCAACTTATGATACCGCAACTAATATCGGTGCTAATTTCAATAAGAACCTAAAGAATGAGCGAGCAAAGGACAAAGCGAAAGCTGAAAGCAAGTCAGAGATTGCAGAGCCAGGAATTAAAGGTTCAGCAAAAACAACAAGTAACGAGGTTGTTTTTGGTGAAGGCAAGAAAGGTAAAGGCAAAAAGAAGAAGGGCAAACATGGCAAATCAGCAGAAGAAATAGCAACAGGAGGCAAGCGTTCAACGGCTATCACCATGAATATTTCTAAGTTCTTTGACACTATCCATGTTCACATGTCAGATAAAGCAGACACTGCAGAACTTGAAAGAGTAGTTGTACAATGTATTAATCGTTCACTCGCAATTGCGACATCAACAGATAGAGGCTAATGGAGTATAGAGAGGTTTTAGATAAAGGTTTACCACTAAAGGTAAATAACAAGGCTCATCGCTTTGTACTTGAAAATCTTGCACTTCGAATCATCGGAGGCAAAGTGCCGCCATACTGGCTTTTTCGTGAAATCGGAATTGCGAATGTTGATAGCGAAGATTACGACAGTATAAAAGCTTTAAGTGATGAAGAGTTGGAGGATATGGTGCGAACAAACGCACTTGGCATTCCAATGACAATGCCACTTGAGCTTCGCATAGAAGAACCAGGTGCAAAGTCATGGTTACTACCATTCGAGCCTATGATCAGTATCACAGGTAAAAACATCATTAAAAAGCGCAATGTGAACAAAGGTAGTGTTCGTGGCAGTATCAAAGAACGATGGGCGCAAGATGACTACGAAATAACAATTGAAGGCGTTTTAATTTCCACTGATGGCAAATATCCAGAGCAAGACGTATCAAAATTGCGAAAGCATTGCGAAGCTGCATCTGTATCTTGTCTTTCTCCACTACTGGAGATTTTCGGAATAAATCACATCGTAATTGAAGAATGGGAGTTGCCATTTACCAGTGGCACGGAGAATCAAAACTATAGTATCAAAGCCGTTTCAGATAATGACTACAAACTGCTTTTAGGGCGTGAGGAATATAACGGATTACGAAATAAATAACCTGTATTATGTACACTTTAGACTTCGAAGTAAAAATAGGTGAATTCTATCTTGGAATGGTTGACAGCATCACCATCCATAAAAGTGTAGAACTACTTGCAGACACTTGCGAGATAGTTCTTCCTGCAGCTAGACTAAATAAAGCTTTAGAGGTAGAAGAACAAATTAAACGAGGAGATGAAGTGAGCGTAAGTATAGGCTATAAAGAAGTTGGCATTAAAGAAGAGTTTAAAGGCTATTTGCAAAGAATTTCAACTGATGGAGGTAGCATAAAACTCTTTTGCGAAGATGATTTATTTCAATTTAGAAAAGACCTACCAAACGAAGAACTCAAGAAGATTTCACTTAGTGACTTGCTTTCAAAAGTGGTAAAAGGTATAGGCAAAAACTATAAAGTGAATTGTAGCTATACATGGGTTTACGATAAGTTTGTTATTCGAGATGCTACAGGTTATGATGTTCTTAAAAAAGTGCAAGAAGAATGTGGAGCAGACATCTATTTAAAAGATGGTGTTTTGCACATCCATCCGCCAGGCGAAGTCGTAGGCAAAGAGCGATTTTATGATTTTGCCGTGAACATAGAAGAAGCAGAACTATCTTTTAAACGAGCAGAAGATAAGAAGGTGAAAGTCGTTGTAAAAGCGATTATGCCTGACGGAAAAGTGAAAGAAATAGAAGTCGGTTCTACTGGTGGCGAAAAAGTCGAAGTGAAGTGTCACGCATCGGATACTGCAAGCATGAAAGCACGTGGCGAAGCAGAAGTGAAAAGACGCACCTTTGACGGATACGATGGAAGCATCACAACATGGTTAATACCTGAGTGCAATCCTGGTGATACAGCAAGCATTCACGATGGCGATTACACCTATAAAGATGGAACTTATTTCGTACGTTCAGTCACCACTGAATTTTCAGAAGGCGGAGGAAAACGCAAAGTTGAACTAGGATATAGATTAAGCTAATATGGATCAATACAAGGAGCTCGCAACACTAATTAAACAAGCCTCATCAGGAGGTAGTCGTGTAACAATTTTGCAAGGAATTGTTAAAGAAGTTAGCGGTGTTACATGCACAGTTGAGATAGGTAGCTTAACCGTTTCAGATGTTCGCCTTCGTGCTTCTGAAAAGCAAGAAGAAACGCAAATACTAATCACTCCTGCAATTGGTTCAGCAGTTATCCTTGCAAGTCTTTCTGGTGACATGACAAACCTTGTAGTAGTAGCTGTGGATGTTGCAGAGAGCATTACGATTAATGGTGGTAAACTTGGTGGATTAATCAACATTGAAGCCTTAACAGCAAAGCTTAATGAGTTGGTTCAAGTGTTTAATTCACACACGCATACAGCACCAAATGGACCGACGACACCACCCACAACATCAGCGAGTCAACTGCAAAGAAAAGATTATGAGGATGAAAAAATAAAACATTGATGAGAGCTATAAAATTAAAAAACTTCGAGATAGATGTACAGCTAAAGTTTGATAATGAAGGTAAAATCCTTTCAGGCTTAAATCTTGGCGACACGCTTAGACAAAATCAAGCGTTAATCTTGGTGCTTCATCAAGGAGAGCTAAAGGAACGACCAGAAATTGGTGTAGGCATCGAAGATATGCTTTTAGATAATGACATCCTTTATTGGAGAAGTCGAATCAGAGAGCAATTAGAACTTGATAATCAGAATGTAGATAAGGTGAGAATAACTACAGGAGGAATAGAAATTAACGCAAGTTATTAAAAGAAAGAAAGGAGGAAATTATGCAAAAAAATACGAAAGAATGGATTCAATATGGCAGCGCATTAGGCATGCTTGCTAGTGGTGTTTGCCTTGTGTTTTTGTGCTTTTTCTTCAACAATTACGACTTGAAAGATTCTGTGTTATGGTATGTTGGTCAATGCCTTGTTTACGCTGGTTCAGTATTTGGAATCAAGGCTTACATTAACTCGAAATATGGCGATATCAAGACGTTTGTTGAAAAAGAAATAAAGAAAGAAGAACAAGAACATGAGAAATATTAAATACATAGCTGTACACTGCACAGCAAGCAGTCAGCATGCAACTATTAAAGAACTCTTACTTGAGTTTAAAAGAAAAGGCTGGTCAAAGCCTGGCTACCACCATATCGTGGATGTGAACGGAAAGGTCTTTAATACCCTTCCAGAAGAAGAAGTTAGTAATGGTGTAAAAGGATTTAATTCAAATCTTATAAACGTTGCTTATATCGGTGGCATTGACGCTAAAGGAAAGCCAGTAGACAATCGAACTGAAGAGCAAAAAAAGTCACTCTTATTGCTTTTAAAAGCACTTAAGAAAAAGTACCCAAATGCGATTATTCAGGGACACAGAGACTTTTCGCCAGACACAAATAAAAACGGCATTGTTGACCCCTGGGAACGTATCAAAGCGTGTCCTTGCTTCGATGCTAAAGTTGAATATAAAAACTTATAAAAAATGAGACATTTAATCTACTTACTGCTTCTGTTCTTAACAACAGGGTGTTGCAGTACAAAAAAGTTAGTAGCAGCAGAAACGCATACAACGGTTGTGCGAGATTCTATTGTGCTGCGTGATTCATTCGTGGTAAAAAATCTTACTTCCTATTTCGATTCGATTGTCGTTCGGGATTCGGTTGTTTTAGTCTACAACGATGCAGGAAAACTGCTGTCGAAAGAGCGGTTTTTGTTCCACGACAGGCAACGCAAAACGGATCTTAAAAATATAGAACAAAACGTTAGGCAAGAGCGAACGCAAAAGCAGAAGAATATTGTTGGAATAAAGAAAAAAGAAATAGTTAAACATGACTTCACGCTGACGAATTTAGCTCGAATAATAGCAATAATGATAGCTCTATTAGTGATAGCCTATGTAATATATAAATCAAGAAACTTATGGAAGTTCTTGCGAAAAATGGTCAAACCCTAGCAGATGTAGCAATCCAAGAATATGGATGTTTGGAAGCAGTTGTAAAGCTTGCATTAGACAATGGTAAAAGTGTAAGCGAAACACCAACGCCTGGCGCAAAGTTGCAACTTCACCAACACATATATAATAAGGTGTTGCAAAAGTACTGCAAGGTACATTCAATATCACCTGCAACTGCTTACGATTCACGTTCAAAAGCTCGTCAAGGAGTATTTAATAAAATCTTTAATTCATCATTTAAATAATGGCACGATCAATATCTGAAATTAAGCGAACAATGACAGATGCATTTATGCAAGATAAAGCAATTCGTGATGCTTATGGGCTTTCAGCAGACAAAACACGCTTTGCAGATTGTTTTTCAGCTGTTAGTCTAGAAAACTTGCTTTTTTACATAGTTGCAGCGTGCCACTATGTACTAGAGAGTATCTTTGAAAAGTTCACACAGGATGTCGAGCAGAAAATATCAAGAGCGGTAGTTGCGAGTATTCCATGGTATTTTGATAAGGCAAAAGCCTTTCAGTATGGCGATGCTCTAGTCCTAAATCCTCGCACATTTGGTTATGAATATGCGAAAGTCGACACTTCAAAACAGCTTGTAAAATATGTAGCTGTAAGAGATAGAGGTGCCTCGATTGAAATGCTAGTGTCTGCAGAGCAAGACGGAAAGCCGACACCGCTTCAAGATGACTTTTTAACAGCGTTTAAACACTATATAAATGCTATTAAAATAGCAGGAGTGGTGATAAACGTGAGAACAAGAAAAGCAGATGAATTATCTATTGCGGTGAAGGTTGTCGTTGACCCTTTGAAAATAAACCGACAGGGCGTCGATATAGCCTCATCTGAAAAGGTAGTAGAACATGCAATTGAGAACTATCTTGCAGATATTGTATATGGTGGAACATTCAACAAAACAAAGCTTGTTGATGCTATTCAGCGTGTAGATGGTGTTGTAGATGTTGCACTTGGTGTTTGCAAATACAAAGCAGGCGATGAATTTAAAGAAATTGTAGGTAATAACTACACTGCAGTAGGTGGTAGCTTCATTGCAGTTGGACTTGATAAAACGATTGAGTATGTGGTATAACGTAGACTTTAACAGATGGATAGAGCAGCTTGTTCCACCCATCTTGCGCTCAAAGGTACTTCTTGCAATTTTGAAGGCGATGATCATACCTATTATATATATACACGAGGAGTTCTTAAAAAAGAAGAACGACGTCGAAAGGAGGCTTGATACAACGGCTCAGCGAACATCGATAGAAAGCTATCTTAATGGTTTGTTCTTCTTAAAGAATAGAGAGATACAAATTGAAGAGATAGACAATAGTAATAAGGTGTATGTATACTTTGCAGATGAGAACCAGATAGCACCATTTATCAATAACAAGTTCATTCTTTATGAACTAGGAGAAGTGCCTGACAAACCTAACTTTATAGTGCATATCCCTACATTTTTATGCACATCGTTAGAGATAGAAAAAGACAAATACAAAGGAGAATTTTTGACAAAAATAGTCAATGCTTTAAACGTTTATAAACCAGCTGGTAAAAGATACAGCATTAATTTATACGAAGTATGAAAGAGATTAATTTTCACGATGGCGGAATGCCAATTCACTTGGACGATCTTAAATTGCTCCAAAGCTTTTCAAAGGATATTGTTTTGCTTTTGATTAAGTCTCTTGTAGGCGAAGAAGTCGAAG